AATTTCTTTCTACTCCTGTTAGTTCTTTTATATATATTCTTAAATCACTTATATATCCTGTATAATCTTTCCCCAAAATTAAAGTATTATCAGTAGTTTCAAAATCATAATTAAATTCTTTTTCTAACAAAGTATTTATATATATTTTATGATTAAAAGGTACTGAAGGATTAATTTCATCTACATTAAAACATATTACACAATGATAAAAATCACCAGGATAAATAGAATCTACAGTTATGACTGGTACACTTGGATTAGAATTATCTATTAGATTTAATTGATTGTTATTCCATTCTACAGATATACCTGTATTTATTCCATCTTTTAATATTTCTCCTGCTTCTTCTGGCATAAACCAGAAACTATAACTTGATATTCTATCTCCATAAAAATTAAAATTATATTGAGAAGGTTCTACAGGAACAATAACTTCTTCATCATAAACTGTGCTAGGATTATCTTGATTACCATCATATATTTTATTTAATTCTGCTTCTGAGTAATAAATAGCTCTATTATATACTACAGGTATATCACTTGGATTAAGTAATATAGAAGGATTTGGTTTAGCAGTTCCTGGTTCATAATAATCTGGTGCTTGAAATACAGAAGGATTTGCTCCTTCAAAATCTGTATAAACAGGTAAAGGACATTCAACATAATTAGTACCATCAAAGTAAAGTGCTTTATATTCTATAGAAGAAGGATTTTTTCCTACCATTAATTCTGAATCTATACTTGATGTTCCATTATTTAATAAAACATAATCTACAATTACTTTTGAGTCTCTATTATCATTTAGTTGAAAATGTGCGGATTGAAAATAAGATAAATAATAACTATTTAAACTATCTAAATATTCTTCATTTAGATAACAACTTGGATTACCATAATTTATAGCATATTGTTTATAACAATCTTCTTCACAAGTACAGGCAGGGTCAAGATAAGGTGGTGGTTGAAGACATTGATTAGGATTTATATTTATATAATTAGGAACTACATCTAACTTTTCTGAATCTTCTGTTAATGAATAACATTTATTTTTATATTGAATAATTACTGGTAAATCAGGTAGTAAAAATATCTCTGATGTTTTAATATAAATAGCATCTTGAGTATCGTATGTTGATTCTGGATTAGAGAATATAAGTTCTTTATTATCTTCTAAATCACAATCATCTGTTGGTATATCTGTTGATGAACATATAAGTAATTTAGTATATGTTTCTCTATTATAACAAGGCGGTAAGTTAGTAGTAGGAAATATTTTTAATTTTTCTGACTCTGGAGAAACATTACCAAAACTATCTTTAACTTTAATAGAAAATTCCCAGTCTGTTAAATCAGCACAACTTGGATTATCACTGTTAATTAAAGTACATATAGCAGCAGCATTACCTAAAAATACTCTCCAGCTATTATCATATATCCATCCCGAAGAAAAGAAACAAGAACCTGCGTGATGAACTTCAAAAAAATATTGACAGTCATCAGTAGGATATTCAAGAGATTCAACTCTTTGCGAGCTCATATAGAGATAATAATTTTTTTCTTGTAGCTTATATATCTTCATCCTCCGTTTCTATCACAGGTACATCATGCCATACTGGAGTGTTTGTTCTATCATTAGTTCCATCAGGATTCCAAGTTTCAGGAGAATCACTATCTGGGTCTCTAAAGAGAGTTTCACAACCCGGTAATTCTGATGGATTAGGGTCAGGAAACCTGTAATGAGGCATAGTATTTCTATTAAAGACTGAACGTGGTACTGAATCCCAGTCCCATCTCCAATATTTTTGGTCGTTACTCTTAACAAATATATGAGTACCTATCGAACCAAATTCTCCATTCATAAATAAGAAACTTGTTTTATCGAATATTTCAAACCATTGATCATCTCCTGGCTCAGGAATTCCTAATGCGATATAAACATATTTCATTTCTCTAGTACCAACTATATCTTTTCCTATTACATCAACTGTAACTGGAGCAAGAGAACCTGGAATCTGTTGATAACCTACTCTCATTATTAAAGTAGAACCATAGGCAAAATCTCTGTAATCAGGAGAATCAGGAGAAACTCCAGTAGCTCCAGTAACAACTATAGAACCGTTATATAAATCTCCACGCTCTGCAATAAATTGTGAGTCTTCTATTTTAGGAAGACCTAAAACATTAATACCAGACCCAACAGGTAAGATAGAAGGATAGATAGTCTCCCCCCAATATTTATAATAATCTCTATTAGCAAGATATTGAACAGTGTTTTTAGGAGCAGGAACTTTTAAACTTGTTATCCATTCTGCCATTTCCTCAAACGCATCTTCTTTATCTTCATGAATAGTCATAGAAGGATATCCACTTCCAAAATCAGCTCCTTGAACTTGTGGTATCCATTGTCCTTTTACTCCGACTCCTACATTACATTCGTGCCATCGACATTGTAACATTAAATTTCTCATGTCACTCAGCATATAAGGGTCAAGTAAAAATTCATGTACTTCTGTCTCATATTCTAAAAATTGTGGGTCAGAAGGATTGTTAATTTCTGCTGTTGCTGGAGTAGTTACTGTCTCATAAATTACTTGATGTGGATGATGATTTCTGCATATCCAATACTCTCCAGGTAATTCTAAATTAGGGTCAGAATAAGTAGAATCTTTATCAGTTACAGAACCTGGTATAAAATTATCTATAATCCATTGTTTTCCTGCTGGAGAATTATGAACATTATATTTATTCTTATATGCTCCAAAATAAATATCATCAGGATAATCTCCATATTGAGAATAATATATACTTTCAAATTGTTCAATATCTATTACTCTATAATATTTTTTTAAATCTGGATACACTTCGTCATAGTTCCTCTGTAATACCCACATTCTATTATCATTCTCATCATAAAGTGGAGGAGTTCCAAAATTACCCGGCCAATATTTTACTCCTAATTTTCTACCAGTACTAACTCCCCAAGTACGTCTCCAGCAACCACGAGGTAGAGGATAATTAATTTTTACTTCATCCCAATTTTCTGAATATGCTTTATCATATTCTCTTGCTCTTAAAACAGAGTGTAATACATAAGGAGTAGATACATCAAAATACCAGTCGAAGTAGCCAAGTTCTTTAAGTAGTTTTTCTATCCCACTTCCGTTACAATTAAAATATTCATCATCTATTCTGTTATAATCTTTTTGTGCTGAATGTTTTGAAGAGTCCCACAATAGTTCTTTAATATAAGACCTTTCTCCTCCATATTCCCATATATTCTCAATAGAGTCATAAATAGCATTGTAGTTTAAAAAATTAGTTTTGTAAGAATTATCAGTTGGTAATAGCCAGCTTCCTTTATCCACTGCCATCTCAATTGCTGCTTGAAAACTTTCTCCATACTTCTTTTCTACGTGAGAACCGTTTACAGTATCTGGGTGGCCATCATAAAGATTATATGTACTTCTTCTAGGCCATTCTGTATAGCCTAATGGCTTACCTATATTGATACTCTTGTTTCCAACTGGCCCCTGACGATCTACATCACTGATTACTTTCTTTCTTATATAGACCTTGTTTTTATATTGCCAATATATTTTATTGTCATTCTCGCAATGAATAGGTCTATGTATCTCTTTTGGATCACATTGTAAAGGTAGCCATTTACTAGCATGAATATTTGCTGAATAGTGAGTATCAACTCCCGGACTTGGACGTTGTTCGATTCTATATCTTCTTAATACAGAACAATCTGAATTAACGTCGAAGTCTGAATATCTGCCGAACCAAGGTAGTTTATTATAAGTACCGGGAACAGTTCCATCAGTTCTAATTGGTGGAGTTAAACTATTGGAATTAGTGAATCCTAATTCTCCAGGAGCATCTGTACAAAATATTTGATAGTCATGCCAGTCTCCATTTGAATCTGTAAAATCTCCATAGTAAAAAGTTAGTTGACCTGGTTTTACTTTAGACTCAGTTTGTTTATCTTGTCCTAACGGAAATGAACCTGAAGAAGCATCACTACCGTATCTCCATTCTCCAGGTTTTAATGTTATCCATTTACCATTGTCATAATAAGTGTTATTTGGATACTCTCCATCTCCATAGGCTTGTTTTATAGACCACCAAGAATCGTAGAGTTCTGGAATTGTTTTAAAACCGGAATAAGGATAGCGGAGTAGATGGATTCTTTTCCGGAGGTCCTCGAAGTATAAATGACTGATGTCTTTTAATTCATTATTATGAAGAGTCTTCCAAGGTGCGGCCTCGAACCAGTTACTCTCATTTTCGTATCTTTTAATGTAATCATAATAAGACATTTCATTTTTCTTTTCTCTTTTTATTCAGGAAAATTAAGTAATTTATAATCACCAAAGAGTTCAAGAGCCTTTTTATCATATGCTCTTGCTGCTTCTATTTCGGAGAAGTAGTATCCAAGATGTATCATTTTTTGATTATATTTTATATATGATCTCCACTTTTCACTACTTTTATCCCAACTAACTCCTTTATAAGAACTAGAACATTCTTTACCTTTAGATTTTTTTTGTTTTTTACTATTCATACGATTTTCTTGATTAGTACATACTCTTAATTTTGTTTTTCTATTATCTAATTTATCGTGAAAAATATGGTCAACTTGTATTTCAGGGTCTGTTAATTTAAATATTTCTCTATGCATACGAATACTTTTATGTTCTCCATTTATTTTTTTACTACTTATAACATATCCCCTTTTATGACAATTCCACCTAAACTTATTCAACCTTTCATAATCTTCATCATCAACTTTAGCAACTTTCCCTATTCCATTTTTTCCATGTAATTCAATCTCTCTCATTCTCTTTTCTCCTATTAAAAATAATTTCTCTTTATTATACTACATTTATATTCGCATTCAAATAAGTTTTTAGGAAAAGACAGCCTGCGTTATACCTAACTCTTCATTGAAACTAATTGACTTCTGGCTCTCAATACCAACATACAAAAAAGAATTAGATAGAAAGTAGTAAGTTCCCGAGTACAAGAGTATAGGTTGATAACTTCCTAATGTAAGAAATGGACAAAAGTTTCTTAAATCTACCCCGACTGCATCCCAAAGTGTAACTACAGTAATTCCAACATCATCAATATCTACTTCATAGGTAGAGTTGCCCAATCCAGTCTCACTATCATACGTGAGTGTCTGTGTTATTGTCCCGAACAGTATCTCCGAAGTAGTAGTTGTTCCTCCACCTTTACCCTTTTTACCTACATTAATTTGCAGAGATTTAGGAGTGTGCTTCGCACTACCATTTCCATAAACTTTTAAAGAATCTAATTTAGTCTTACTTAATGCTAATTGATTTAAAGCATCTAAAAATAGTCTTTTGTTATTTAAAATATTGCTTGTTATTTTTTTCATAATTATTTTTTAATAAGGTATATAAGGATAAAGATTATCTACTCCTGTAAATATATTAGTATAGAAATTAGTACCAGTATATCTATTTGTATCTACAGAAAAGTCCCAATCCCATCCATCCGCATCATATTCCCATGTACATATGTTCTCGTATATTCCTGGATTAAGTAGAGTAGTAGTAGCTGAAGTTAACATCCATCGCCTATATCCTGGTAAACTTAATATCTCATTTGTGGAATATGGATTATTTTTTCCTTGATAATTAAGAGCTAAATTTCTTTGATTGTATGCTGTATTAAGAAAATCATCTTCATTTATTTTTGTTACGAGAGATTCATAATCTCTAATACCATCAGTATAAAAAGTTATTGTTGCTGTAGTTTTTGGGAATCTCATTTCAAGAGCTGGCACATCGTGATCTTCTCTAAAAGTAGCTTTTTGAGCACTTGTTAATCCTGTCCAATCTGTACCGAATTTAATTGTAAAAAATTCATTCTCCCAATCTTTGTGATAATCTTTTTCAGCATCTCCATCATTATAAGATACTAAATCTATATAAGAATTAACATCTCTATAATCTACTTGAGTATCAATTTCTATCTGCCAAGAAGCAGCAGAATTAACTCTAATTGAATCCATTCTTGATGTAGTATTAGACCATGTATATGTAACCCGACAGAGTCGATCTAGGTCTCTTCCTGAAGTATCCCAATTAGTTCTTGTTTTTAATTTTTGTACTTCAATATTAGAACACGTTAGAGATGTGTTCCATCCATAACTCTGACCTTCATAATAAAGTTCTTTATAACCGATAAGCTTAGTAGGACTATTTTGTAGATCACTTTGATATAAGTAACCTCCACGATTTAAGTAGTCTTGCCATTGCATAACATATGTCTCTGTGGAAGTCCATCGTTCTGGAGTTCTACTTTCTGAACCTGAATCAAATAATTCTACTATCATAATTACTCGTATTTTTCTTTTAAGTTTGTTAATCTTTCTGTTTGATCTTCTAATACTACTGTTAATGACATTATTCTATCGCTAATCTCTTTTTCTCCAGGTGTAATCCCCTTTTTACCAGAGAATCCCTTTTGAAATTCACTTCTGAAAGTTGCCATTTGAACTCCACCAACACCTACTCCTGTTAATAGTTCTCCAGAACGTCTCCTTAAAGTATCTTCAAAATCATAAAGACTTTGTAGTAATGCTTTCTTTTGTTCTATACTTTTTGTGAAATTTATTATACCTTTTCTCTCTCGTGCTTCTAGAATTGCTGCGGCTTTTTCTGCTTCTTCTTTTCTAAACTTAAGAATAGCAGCTACTCTCTCTTTTTGTCTTTGTAGAAATTCTGGACCTCTTTCTTTTAAAATATCTTTTTTCTTTTTAGAAACAAAAGTTCCTGCTGCCATTTGTCTTTGTTGTTCTGCTAATCTTTCATTTACTTTACCAAAATCTCTCCTGTTATTAAAAGTAGAAGTATTTCTACCTTCTTTTTCTCCCCATTTTTGCAATATATTATTATACCAACTTGATTTTTCTAATTTATCACTTATCGCTTCTCCAATTTTCCATCCTGCATAAGCAGATAAAGCAACACCTATAGCTTGACCAAATGGTTTTGCTACTTTTAATAATCCTGCACCTATTCCTTTAGAAACAGGAACTCCTGGTACTATTTTTCTAGTAAATCCGGCTGCTCCTGGTCCTCCACCTGGAATATTTGTAAATACATGCCGGGCTTTTGAATTTCTTATTATTGCTGCTGTATCAGTTCTCCAAGCTGCCGTTTCTGCTGTTATTCCAGCAATACTAGTAATCATAGCAGCAACTAATTTATATGTTGACGCTATAAAATTAACTATAGCCACTGTAACAAATGTTGCCATAACTCCCATTAATATTTTAATAGCGTTACCTAATCCACCTACAAAATCAATTAATTCATTTACTTTTTCACCCATTTTAATAAATTCATCTGCAACTTTTTCCCCCCAACTAATAAACTTTTCTTCATTTTCTACCAGCCATGCATTAACTTTAATAAAATAGTCATTAAAAACTGTCATTAATCCTATACCAAATGTCTCTTGTACATTTACAATATTACCTTGTAATCTTTTTAACTGATTAGCAAAAGTATCTGATGTTCTTGACGCGTCTCCCATAGCATCTTTAGAACCTTTTATTATTAGATTTAATCTTGCTTGAACTTTAGATAAATTAGATACTTTATCTATATGCTCTGTTATACCCATATTAAGTAATTCTTGTTTTAATTGTGCTTCAAGAATAACTATACCATATTTTCTAACTGTCCTGTGCATTCCCGTCAAAGCAGATTTAAAATCATTCATTACATCTTCATCTAATTTATTATTAAATGAACCTACATCAATAGCTAATGAAGTTAATGTTCTACTTAATTCAAATCCCATTTTTCTTGTTGCTCCCATTGGTACTAATAGGTCTTGAAACTCTGACATCCATTTTTTCATATCATTTCTGCTTCTACCTATTGCTTTACCATAATCAATAGACCATTTTTCTGCTACATCTGACATTTCTCCAAATACTACCTTAAACTTACCAGCTATTTCTACAGCATCACTTGCTGCCATTATAGATTTTTTAGAAAATATAGAAAATGCTGCCACAGCAGCAACAGTAAATAATTTAGTGGCGTGAGTCATCTTCTTAAAGGCATTACTAACTGTTGTATTAGCATGATTCATGCTCTTCTTTAACTTAGCATTGTCCATCTTGACATCTATTAATAATGTACCTATAGTTTCCATAATTACTTTTTACCCTTTTTCTTTTTACTTAAGAATGGTCTAATCATTGCAGCAGTAGCAAGAACATCTTCATCAGGAGATAATTTATTACCAGAACCTACATTATTTCTATTTCTTGTATTAGGATTTTCCATATCTGATATTTTTCCAATTCCTTTTAGTAACATATTAAATTCTTTCATCGTTAGATTCTTAATGTCTTCTAACGTCATTCCTTTGTAGAATCTCATCATAATACATATTGACAATCCAAAATCTATTTCTTCTTCTTTACTACCTTCTTTATTACTTTTTTTTTATCTGCTTTATCTTCTTCAGTAGGTTCGTCAGTGATTGATTCAAGTAAATCATTCATCTCATTAATGTCAATAAGATTACCTACTTCTTCCTCTGTCAAATCTGGATTATCTTTTCTTAAAACCCTCCATAACAGAAAAATAATTCCAGTAAAACTATTACTTGCTTCTACAGATTCTTCTTGAGTTAAAGAAACATTCATTACTTTGTCTAAATTAGGTTCTTTTCCAAGTAATTGATATGTATCTATTAACTCTTTTTTCTTGTTTCTTTTTGCTCGTTCATAGAGCGCAGCATAATCTTGTAATTTTAATTTCTGTATATTATATACCTTCCCTGATATAGTTATTTGTTTATCAACAGAAATACTATCTTCCAGATTACTCATCTCTCTTTCTCCTTATTTAATTTTAATTATCTTAAGCCTCACTAAGTGCACCAGAACCAGTAACAGAAAAACTACAAGTAGCTCTTGTTTCTCCAGCAACAGCAGCATTAGCACTTGCTATAATACAAATACCTGTAAATGCTAAACCGTCTGTAGTCTCAAATACAGCAGTACAAGATTCTCCAACAGTATTAGCGAGATCAAGACCGTTTGTCTTATCTAGTGATGCGTTGACAGTTCCTGTCCAACTTTTCGGCCCTCCTAATGACTGTGTGTAGTTTGAATCTGCTCCCATACAATAGAACGTTTCTACTGCACTCGTTATGTCTACAGACCAATCCTGAATACATAAACTACTTGCGGCACTATAATCTGTTCCACTCATGGTCATACTTCCATCCATTCCAATAAAACTCATACTTATTCTCCTTTAGAATAATTGTTATCTTTATTTATTAATGCGAATTAAAAATCGCATATTCACTTCTAATTCCTACTATTTTATCATCAATACTTGTAATACCTTTTAGAGTATTTCTATAAAAAGAATTATTATATTGACTATCTGTAATTCTTTTTCTATGTAATGTTTCTACTAAAGTATCATTTATATCTCTTATTGCTTTTGCTCCATTCTTTAAATTCCCATAAATAAGTACTTGAAACAACAAATCATCGTCATCACATTTCATTGAGAACATAAGAACATCTGAAACAACCTGAAAAACACAACAAGGTAGTTCTGTATCTTGAGGTGCTTGAAGATTATATATTCTCCCAGAGACTAAAGAACCTATAGCATCTTTAATATCAGCATAAATTGTATCTACAAAAGTTTGTTGTTCCATAATTATATTGTATTCTTAAATAATTTCATTATTTTACTTTTTGCAGTTTTTATTGCTGGTCTCATAAATGGACGAGCAGGAGTATTAAGAGAACCAAATTCACCTGCTGGAGCATAATCAAGATCTGTTTCTACTTTAACTCTACCTTTTTTTATTTCATTATTATTTTGTTTGATAGATTCTTGTAAATCTCCTGATACTTTTCCTAACTTTTTAGAAGTTTGAGGCCCAGATAAATTCTTTTTTACTTCAGCAGTTAGGACATTTCCTGCTAAATCTAGTTTCTTTTCTACATTTCTCATAAGTTTGTTCATAACACGTTTATTCATAACAAATTTTGTATTATTAATTATCATACTATCCTTCAGTTTTACTCATAACTATTTCTATATATACATTCGGGTAATGATTTAACTCTTTTATATCAAAATACTTATTGTCATATAATATTTTATCTGTCATTTTTATATCTTCATTAGGAGATAAAAATACTGTAAATACTGGAGTACTATAATTTCTTCCTGCTCGTAAGTTCTCATGACTCGATAAAGGTTGTACATTTCCTTTTATATCTTTTAAATGATTAAAAGTAGAAACAGAATCTCCAGAGATTGTTTCAACTTCTTCTCTTTCTATTGTTAGATTATTTTTTAGTAAATGATTAATCATATTTTATATATGTTGCTAAAACAGCACTTATATCCTTATTTATACTAACTTGATTTGCTATTTTATATGCGTATTTTCCTAATTTTTCTTCTGTTAGACCTATTCTTTTTCCCGCACTTATAAAAGCATTCGCTACAAGATTACAAGCAACTAATTTTAGATCATCAGGAATTTCTGAAAACCCAGCAGTATAATTTATCTGTAAATTATATCTTCCGGTCGGAAATCCTGCGTAATAATATAGAGAACCTTCAGAATAATTTATATCTAAATCATCTAGATCTATTGCTGTAGTTACATCATCAACAGAAATATAAGATAGAGAATTAAGAGAAGTTATCGGATAATTAGAGAGTAAAAGGTCTTTTGTACCAAAAGAATCAATTTTCTCATAATATGTAGTGCTTGCGAATGTTCTATTACAGATTTTCTCTATCCTTTTTGAGATAGCAGAAATGAGAAAAGAATAAAGAAGAGCATCAGAGGTTGTTTCACTTGGAGAATCGTCTATACTCTTCCTCAAATATATTTCCATATCTTCTATAGTTATTAAATTGCCCATTACTCTCCTTTTGCTATTTCAATTTTTTCTCTATTAGTATCTATGACAATATCCATCTTTTCATCAAGTTGATTCAAACTTTTTTCTATTTTAACATGTTCTTCTTTATTTACTTCTGAAAAAATATCTATTTTTTCTTCAATTCTCACAGCATTACTCTGTGTATTTCCTATAAATACTCCAGTACTCACGCACACACCACCGATACCTATTACAAGACCAACAATAATCGAAATACCTTTAAGAGTAACTTTCATAGTTAAGAATCCTTATTTATAAGTTTATCCGGTTTTATCATTTTATTCTCAGCTTCTTTTACTTGTTTTTTCTCGTATTCTAAATATTCTTTGTAGTTCTTCAATTGTTTGTTATTAGTACCTAGCCATTCTTTACCTTTTCCATAATCAATCATTGTACGTCCTATCCCCCACGGAATTGCCACAACATCTCCTGCTTTGTACTGTTCAAAATCTTTTAATAATTTTATTTTTAGCAAACTACTCATTCTCTTTTTCTCCTTATATACTATTTTTATTCTCATTACATTAAGATAATATGTAGAGTGGGATTTTAGTTTCCCACTCTACTTAAATCATCTTTTTACTACTACTAAACAGGACCTGTTGACAAACCACGCATCGCGTTTGTATTATGGTCATTACGCATAGCACAACGTAAAATACTTCTAATACTTATTCCATCGTTATTCCAACTTGTCTCATTACGATCATTACTCTGAATGGTAAGAGATCCTTTATTACCATAGATGCAACATTGATTAAAATCACCGAAAAGGGCAATAGGTGTCGTAGCTGAGGGATTATTCCCGCCGGGCTCCATAACATCAACGTACTCATATTTATACCCTAGCACATTCTGACTTAAACTACCCTCTAAAGTCAAAATAGTATTTCCACCAGCAGCGGCTAACAATCTTGCGAATATCTCGTGATAGAGTTTTTTATGCCCGAACCATTTTGTATTCGAATTATCATATTGCTGTGGTAAGTCACCCATAACATAGTTAATATCTGTCAAAGTTACATTACTAGTTCCGCCAGAAATATTTCTCAATCTTCCATCTGCTTCACAAGCAGTTACGATACCCGTAAACGGGTCACCAGCATCTGTATCTCCATTAAAACCAACACGATCTATCTCGTTATTAGTAGCTTTACTTAACTGCTGACTAATAGTTTCTCCTATTGCAATTACACTATCCTGAAATAACTCATTAGAACTTAAAATACGAGCAACTAATTTATTAGTGGTTAGTGTAATCTGGTCAAAAGTAATCTCAGTTTGAGGAATTGTTACATTTTCACCAATCCATGCGACATCAGGAGTACCGTCTAATCGAGGTATAGTTTTTACACTATGTAACATATTCTCAATACGAGCATGTTTCAAAAAAGTACCATAATCTACAGAATAGTCAATAAGAGCCGCAGAAGTTTCAGTCGGCACTGTATAACCACCAAGAGTATCTGTACCTTCTACTTGTACATTCTGCTTCTGTATATCTATACCTTTATTCTCAAGATACCAATCATTGGCTTTTTTTGAACCACAAAGAGCGGCTCTATAAAACATACCAGAAGCATATGCTTCATCATAAGTTTTATGAACTTTTAACTTCGTAGAGAAACGATCAACCGCAGAAACATGAATTTTCTTTTCTTTAACTGGCTGAAAAACTTTAGGTACTATAGTACTTTTAACTTCTTTTATTGCTTCTTTAACTGCTTCTTTAATATCAAACTCTACACTTTTTTCTACTTTTTTTGCTTCAAGTGAAAGTTTAAGAACAGTTTCATTACCATCTTCATCTTCAATTTTCTCGTCTCCTACGAACTTAAGAACGAGAGTCTCAATATCTTCTTTTGAATAATTTTTATCCAGAAGACCTTGAGCGTATTTATTTATATCTTTCAGTAACATAATTGTTACTCCTTTTTTAATTAAACATTATATATGAAAAGTTTATACTTTATTCATTAAATAATTTTGCTTTTATTTAGTTTATAATAAGTAATTAATTTATTATGCCTAATTTAAATCTAAAAATACTTTTAATAATATAGTATGCCTAGTTTTTTCTTTATTTCTATTTCTATTTCTCTATCTATTTTATTTTGTACATTCTTTTTTATTTCTATCTCTATTTTTCTTTTTTCTATATTTTTTGTTTCTTTTTTCTCTTCTTTATATCCGAAAAATTTATTTGCTTGTTCTTTAGATAGAGAACCATCACTTATACTTTTAATTACTGCGTCTGTATTACAAGGTAAAGTTACTACAGAAAATTCATATAAGTCTGATTTAGTAATTACTCTTTTTACAGTTTTACCATAATCTTGATAGTCTTTTTTTGATGGAAGTCTATGGTCATCTACTTTAAAAGATATAGATACTCCTTTTATCATCTTTTGATCTACCATAGTTCTTACAAAATCAGGAAAAAAAGCACCTTCAAAATCTTTAGGTCTCTTTGCTAACTCAAAATTAGCTTTTATAGAATCTTTAAATTTCCATAATTTATTTGCTTTTCCTATAGGAGTATTCTGGTCATGATTATAAAAAATAGTAGCACCTGTCTTAAAAAAATCTTTCCATTTAAGACCTTCTGCTAATACTACATCAGAATCTCTATCTACAGTAGAAGAAGTAATTATTGCTTCATAATTATCATCATCATTTTTTTCTAGAGATTTAATCTCTAATTCAATTGTCTTTTTTTCTATATTTTCCATATTATTTCCCATATCTTATTAACAATTATTCTATTATTTCTTTTGATTCAATTAACTTTCTTTCTTGTTCTTCATCATATGTTTTTATCTCTTCTTCATCTTCTATTATTTCTAGATCTGCTCCTGTACTGTTAATTATGTTATTCACATTAAGTGTTAGAGGCTCTGGTGTAAGTTCTGGTGTGTTATATCTGTTATTTAGTATAAAAGTCTCTAATCTATCGATTTTTTCGATTAGTTGTTTATTTATACTTTTATTGTCATCTTCTTCTGGTTTATTTTCTTCTGGAGAATTATTATCTGTGTTAGGTTGTAATCCTGTAGTTCCTACTCCCATTGCTCCATTAATTTCTGTTAAAGGTATATCTCCATTCTCTCTTGGTGGATAACCTTCACTTTCAAGTACCATATTAGGAGTATAAACACCTAATTGTAAATATGATTTATTCTTTTCTAATTCAAGAGTTTGATCTTCTGGTATAGGAGAATCGTAACTGAAAAAAGCATCTTCTCCTGTATTAAATTTACTTAATAGATCTTGATTTAATCGTTCTTCATCGAATTTAAGTATTGGGATAATGGTATCTCTTAACCAAGAAATATTTCCTTGTTCTGTATTACTATAATTACTATCATTACCCATCAATTTAGTAATAGGTACTCCGAATATAGCCGCTATTCTTTCTATAATTGCTTTATCATCATTTCCTTGGTCTCTACGATTCCACGTTAATGGCTTTATATCTATGTCCCCCCCTGCTAAAGGAATCATCTTACCTGCGTTCTTGCTACCCTTTAAGGTTTGTTCTATGAATTTAGTATATCTATCTAATCCTACAGCATTTGAGGTTAAATCTTTCATAATAATAGCCATATCAGGTCTCATATTATTCTTCAACATTCCGTAACGTAACTTCCAATTTTCTTCATCTATGTTGATTATTAACCAAGCTTTCTCAATTTTTCCAGCACCATAATAGAGATTTTTGGTGTTTGTATATTTAAAATGGATTATTTCTTCCGGAGAAAAATTAACTAAATCATTATCATCAACTCCATATTGATAATAATTTATAAGTTTATCTCCACCTTTTCTACCTGGAATTATTTTAACATATTGAGATGGTAATACATACATTTCCTCCGGTACTCCTAAATCATTATAACATAAATGATAATAAGAATTACCAAGCAACTCTAAAAAAGTAAATTTAAGTACTTGAGTATCAAATTGATTAGAATATGGATTAACATTTCTTACTAAATCTAGTACAGGATGATCAAGTACTTCTACAAAGTCTAATCCCCATTTATTACTTTTACTTAAAACAGATGCAGAAGGTGCTATATCAGTATCCCCAGATAAATACTTTTTTCTTTTAATATTAACCTGTTTAGTCGGAAACATATACTTTTGATTAGCTACTTTTGATTTAATGTAGAGCCGTAAAGGAGTACTAGCTGCTCTAGTAGCATTTAAGTTAGCACAAGCATATACCAAACCAAAGTGCTTCTGAAGAGCCTTTTTATAGTCAAAAGGTTGTAATTTATGCTTGGAAAGTGAATCAGTAACAGTTATAGAACCACGAGTGTAGTCTTCTACTGATTTTTGTTCTATATTATCTTGTAAAAGAATTTGTTTAATTTGTTCTTCTGATATCAAAAGATTTTCTCCTATTTATAGAGTTTATCCATATCTTATTAACAATTTAGACTATAAAAATATATTTTTTCTCGAAAAATAAAAAGGAATGCGAAAGAAAATATAGTATAATATGAGAGTAAAAGAATTTTTAAAAATAAATAAAGGATATTTCAAATTAGTATAGAAATAGTATAATATGAGAAAAAAAGAATTGAAAAGCGAAAAAAAATACGATAGAATAATATGAAGAAAAAAGATGCAATATTAGAATTAGATGACGTTATATATAGTAGAAAGGCAAAAAATGAATATAAGTGATATGAAAATACTAGATTATTTAGAACTAAAGCACATTGAAGAAGAACTTGATATAGTATTAATTGATAAGCCTAGAGATGAGTTTGA